CCAGTGGCTGGAGTTTATGAAGCAAAAGTAAATCTTCTTAGTGATAACAGTGTAACCAATGACACTCACGTAAAAATACTTAAAAATGGTACAAACTCTATAGGTATAGGTAAATCAGTATCAAGTGTTAGTTATAGCTCTCCAACTCTTACTGTAACTGCAAATGGTCACAATCTAGTAAATGGAGATATGGTAGATATTACAGGTGTTACATCTGATTCAGGAGCAGAGGTAATAACTAATAAAGAAATATCAAATAAAACAGCTAATACTTTTGACATAACAATTACTGCTAGTTTATCTAATGTAGATGTAGATAGTGACGCAGTTATTAGTGGATCTTCAAAAGTAAAAGCCACAGTCTTATCACCATTAGCATCTAGCATGACATCTACTCTTATAACTGGTTGGTCTGAAGCTGCTTTTTCAGATTATCGAGGTCATTCAGCGTCAGCAGAGTTTTATGAAAACAGATTGTTTTTTACTGGATCTGTAAGCGAACCATCAACAATATATGGAAGTGTTGTAAATGATATATATAGTTTCTTATTTGATGCTAGACTAGATGGCACTTCTATTAAAAGAGTAGTTGATTCACCAGAAGAATCTAAATATATTCTTGGTAAGAAAAATTTATTTATGGGTACAGATGGAGGAACAATATCTATAAATTCAGTAGATGGTGACGCATTAATTACTCAAGCAAATATAAATACACAAGTAGAAAACTCCTATGGATCATCTAATGTACAACCAGCTATAGCAAATGATGTTATTGTGTATGTGCAAAAAAACAAAAAAAGAATTAGAGAGTTAATATATAGTCGTGAACAAGATGTTGTGCTTGGTGTTGATTTAAATATGCACTCGGAAGATATTTTAGAAACTGGTGTGAATAATATATT